GCGCGAGAAAACGCTAGTTATAGATTGTTTTTAGAGGTTATAGGTTATCGATATGACTACAGAATTTAGAGGGTAAAATCAATGGAAAAAAGTAATGATGTAGAGAAGTTTCCACACATTTCTTATGAGTACAGAGCTCTTATTTTATACACATTTTTTTGGTTAATTATTGGTTTGGGTTTCGGGATTGTTATAGGTCATGAGCCCGACGGAAAAATCTTAGCTAAGTGGTATCATCTCCAAAAAAAACATATTAATTATTGTGACAAGAAATGGGTTAAAGTATATGCAGACAGATATAAATTTGTTGAATGCTTTACAGTTATAGGCAAATATAAAATGACAAAGGAAGGCGCAAAACCATGAAGTTTAAGCAGGGTACTCAGGTTAAATGCATAAATAAAAAAAATTACTTAAGATTAAAAAAAGGCAAATACTATACTGTTGATCATGAGAGAGTGCGTGAAGGTGTTAAAAAAATAGTTATACAATTAGATAATTTTTCTTTTGTTTATGATAAAGATTGTTTCGAACTCGCAGAACCCACCAACGCCGAACTAAGAAAAGAAGCGTCGGATAAATGGGCAGGGTTTTTTCTTACAACGTTATGTGATAAATATGTAAAATGTTCAAAATGTCCAATGTGGCAAGAAATTGATGATGAAGAAATTTGTTATATTAAATCAGCTAATGGAGCAATGCAGGAATATCTCGATGCCCGCTTCCCTGACGATGATAAGTTTGAGATTGAGGTTGAATCTGGATCTATATATCGTAGCAAATGGAACATGGAAAATAAAAGTAAATATGAAGTTAAAATTGATGGATCCAGAATTAAAATAGGTTGTGAAGATTTTTCCAAACATACTTTTGTACAATGGTTAGAACTCAATCTTAGTTTAAAAGCCGAAAGACTTTATGATAAAGATTACTATATAACAAAGGAAACAGCTGAAAAACTGTTAGAATATTTGGAAGGCGCAAAACCATAGGCGATTAATATGAGTAAATCCTTAATATTTTGTATTATAAACCACCTATGGTTTAACACTAAACGGCGGGACCTTGTTTTCCATATGCAAAACTTTCATGGGTTTTTAATGGTTGGTCCCCGTCGTGCGGTGAATTAACAAATATGTTAAGAAAAAAGAAAAAAAATTAACGTATATGTTATTAATCTGTTACAACAAAACAATGTGCTAGATTGATAACAAGAACTAGCAGTGAAAAGGTTAAATATGGTTATTTATAGTTATATTAATGGATTAGAACTGCGAAAGGATTAGCAGTATGAATATTTTATTAACTTACTTATTAATTGGGATTATTATCTCTATTGTTGCAGTAATTCTTGTTATTGATGATAACAAGAAAAAGGGCAAAAAACTTACAATTTTTGATTACGCCACTTTTATATCCATTATTTTAATATGGCCAATTTTTATTGGAGTGGTATTATTTTATAAACAAAAAAGGAGAAATAAGATATGAAAATCAAAATTAAAAAATCTGAATGTGCCGACACAAGAACTTGTGATTGGAGCAAAGTAACAAAAGAACAATTATTAGAAAATTCAAACATGCATATAAAAGATGTTCGGGAAGGTATGGAGTTTTTAAAGGATAAAATTGAACAAGCAAAAATAATGCATGATATTACAAAATTAACTAAAATTGATAGTTTTCACCAAGATTTTTCAACTGGGTTTAAAACTACTGATTGGTGGGAAAAACATCAAAAAATTGAGAGGCATCATTTCAATGACCCAAAATATATACAAGACGACGTTAATTTGATTGATATTTTAGAACAAATCACAGACGCGGTTATGGCTGGAATGGCGAGAAGCGGTGAATACAGAAAAGAAGATTTGCCAGCAGGCTTATTGCAAAAAGCATATGAAAACACAATCAACTTATTATTGTCAAATGTTGAGGTTGAATAAATTAAAGAGGTGAATCATGGGACTAATAGGCAGACTTAAAAGAAAATATTGCGGACCAAAACCAAGCACAAAGGCAAAGACAGGCGGTCCAAAATCATTAAAAGCAATGACAGATTATTATATTGAGAAGTGGTCTAAAACTTACATTCCACCTAATAGAAAAACACCATTAACAGTGAGGCTGCAAAATATTATTCAGTTTGAGGGCGATTATAAAATTCTGGCAGAGGCGTCTTTGATCAAACTTAATTTTTATATACCCTGGTATGTAATAGCGGGCCTGCATTATAGAGAGTTTAACAACAGATTTACTGGCCATATGCACAATGGGGACCCATTGACAGCAAGAACTAAACATGTACCCAAAGGCAGACCCAAAACAGGCAATCCACCATTTACATTCGAAGAGAGCTTCCTTGATGCAATGGAGAAAATGAAGACCTCACAGATTACAAAATGGAATATCCCTGCTATTTTATGGTTTTGCGAGAGATATAATGGCTTTGGATATTACAATCGAGGCATAGCAAGTCCCTATGTTTTCTCATATACCAGTGTATATACAGGCGGAATGTACACAAAAGACGGATATAAGGGATTTGATTATGATAAAATGGATCCACGTCCAGGCGTTGGAGCATTCTTGAAACTTATGTTGCAAGAAAACATGATTAAGTTGTTGGAGTAAATTATGGATGAGAAAAAGACAGAAAAATATATAAGTCTTAATGGCTTAGATTATAAAGTTACCAGAATAAACAGCAGTCCTATTAGGGTAGAAATTGCAAAAGACGGAGTATATACAAGAATGACCACAGAAGAGGCCCAAGAATATGTCAAGCAAATAACTTCTATGGTTTTAAAAAGAGATACGATATAGCGGTAATAATCGCTATTATTCACACAATCATGGGAATTATTAGCAATACATTGGCTTTTTTCCCATTATAACGGTAAAATTAACACGATCATGGCAAAAAAAAAGAAATGGATAAAAATTTCAGAATACGCTAAGCAAGCGGGTATGATGAGCGTAAGTTTGCACCGAATGGCAAGGGAGGGAAAAATCCCATACAAGGTCATAGACGGAGAGAGACACGTTGACCCTAAGATCTTGGATCCTGTGTTAAATCCAAAGAAGGGTAAGCCAAAAAAGGCAAAGAAATCAGCATTAACCGACGAAAATATTGATATTTTAGAGGCGGACCGCAGAAAAAAAGTCTTTGAGGCGAAATTAAAAGAGCTCCAGGTTAGAGAGCGCGAGGGTGAGTTAATATCATCAGACAAGGTTAAGAAAATAGTCTATGAAATGGTAAGAAAATCAAGGGACTCAATCTTAAGCATACCCAACAGATTAAGTCCGGAGCTTGCAGCAGAGACGGACCCTTTTAAGGTTGAGCAAATGTTAACTAAAGAGCTCAAACAGGCATTGGAGCATTTAATATTGGATTTGAAAAACGAGAAAAAGAAATAGAGGTTATCAATGATTGAATCAAAAATTTATTTGGGATTCGGAGATGTTGGAGTCGGTCACGCTGTTAGAGAAAAAGACAATAAAAAAATCCCTGCTTTAATATTATATAATATGCATCATTCCCTAGAAATAGGTGAAGAAATCAATAAAAGACCAAAGATATCCGCTAACAAGATATATATATCTTTTCATGAAAAAGAATCAATACAAGTTATTAGAGAAGCGCTTGACAGAATAGAAAAGGAATTTGAATTTCAAGGAGCTACGCCCTATATCCCATATACAAAAAATTTAATGAATAAACATAATGCCCTCTAGTGTAATTGGCAACACGCAAGGTTTTGAGCCTTGTATTCTTGGTTCGAGTCCAAGGGGGGTAGCCAAAATAAAGGAATAGGTTATGGATGGAAAAGGTGAAATAACTTTTAGAATTGTATTATCAATATTGGGGTTTTTTTCAACTTGTTATTGGTTAATCAAAGCATGGAACAAAAGAGCAAAGGAAGGGTGATATGGAAGTAAATGGTACAGTTGGTATATTTGAAATGTTTATTTTAACTCCATTTATAATATTTATGGCATTATCGTTTTGGTATGGAATATTTATTTTATTATGGAATTAAGGATAACCAATCCAAGGGCAAGAGGTGAATATGGTAAAAGATATGAGAGGCAATGAAATAAATGAAGGTGATATTGTTAAAGTTTATACATTAATTGGATTTGATTATTATAAAAACGGAATGTCAGCATTAGTTGGAAAAGGTAAAATTTATAGTTTATCTTCAATACATGGTCAACCTGATAAACCTATGGTATGGGTTTGTGGGATAACTTCTTGTTATCATCCAGAGGCGGTAAGACTTTGTTTTAAAAAAGAACAATGTGATGATTAAAGGAGTGAATAGATGAAAGACCCATTACTTATAGTGGTTTTATTATTAATAGGAAGCATTATATTTCATTTTATATTTGAGTACATTTGGGTACCCACTAGAACAAAGAAAAACGCTTTGCGCAAAGCGTCAAAGGAAAAAGAAAAAGTTTGAAATTATTCATATATTTCTATTAACAATATAAAAAAACTCATTGCGCAATGCATTATGGAGGGAGCCAGTGAAACAATTTTTAATTTATATCTATATCTTCTTTTTTTTATGGTTTCTAACCTATCTAGATCATAACGTTTTTTAATAACGATATTGACAAACCTAGTTAAATTTAGTATAATAATGTCTTGAGAGGGTCGAAATGAAAGGAATAAATGCAAGAATCCTATTTTCTTATTTTGCTGGCATTTTGGTTTATTGGTTTAATATCTTTCATTCATTATGCCATAAAGGAATAACGGGGGTTTTATGGTGGTATGTAAAAGACCAGTTCCAACTAAAAAATTTGAAAACTATGTAAGAACAATCAAATTTATGGAACAATCCAGATGTAATCCGTACTTATATCGAAAAATGGATTTATTAAGGCAAAAACTTCATGACGAAATTTTAATTTTTGCAGGCACAACTAGAAACGACAAAATGTTTGCTTTTGAATTTTCAAAATTAGTTGAAGACATGATTTAACTTGTAAGATTTAAGTCTTTGAAGGGACTAGGCAATTATATATTGCTTGAGTCCCTTTTTTCTTTTATATTGGTAACATGGACGGAACCAAAGAAGTTGTTGAAATATTTTGCGAAGCACTCAAACCCGATCCAACACTCACCGTAAGTCAATGGGCCGATAAGTATAGAGTATTATCACAAAAAGCAAGTGCCGAACCTGGTCCATGGCGCACTTCAAGAACCCCATTTTTAAAGCAAATTATGGACGATCTATCCGTTACCTCACCTGTTGAAGAGGTCGTTTTCATGAAAGGCGCACAGGTTGGAGGCACGGAATGTGGCAATAATTGGTTGGGTTATATTATAGATTATTCACCAGCTCCTATTATCTGCATTCAACCAACTGTTGAAATGGCAAAGAGAAATTCAAAGCAAAGAATTGCTCCACTTATCGAAGAGTGCCCAAGATTAAAAGAAAAAGTAAGAGATTCAAGATCAAGAGATAGTGGAAACACAGTTCTTGCAAAAGAGTTTCCAGGCGGGATTTTAGTTATGACAGGCGCAAACTCTGCGGTTGGATTAAGATCATTACCTGCAAGAGATTTATTTATGGACGAAATTGACGCGTATCCAGGCGATGTTGACGGAGAGGGTGACCCTGTTGCATTGGCCGAGGCAAGGTCAAGAACTTTTGCAAAAAGAAAAAGATTAAAAGTCTCCACTCCAACAGAAGAGGATAGGTCAAGAATTGAAAAAGCATATAATAATAGTAATCAATGCCATTATCATGTTCCTTGCCCAATATGCGGAAAATATCAATGGTTAAAATGGTCTCAAGTAAAATGGGAAAAAGATAAACCATTAACTGCATGGTATGCCTGCGAGGATTGCAAAGGTAAGATATATAATTGGCAAAAGACAAAAATGCTCAAAAAAGGAAAATGGGTTGCAGACAATCCAGACGCAGACCCGAAAGTCACAGGTTACCACTTGTCATCTTTATACTCACCTGTTGGTTGGATCTCTTGGGGTGAGCTCGCCAAAACATGGGTTGACGCCCAAGGGAATAGAGAAAAATTAAAGACTTTTATTAATACAGTTTTAGGCGAAACATGGCGAGAGAGAGGGGACGCTCCCAACTGGAAAAGACTTTATGAAAGACGTGATTTATATTCGCTTAATACAGTCCCCGACGAAGTTTGTCTCATCACAGCAGGCGCGGATATTCAAGCGGATAGAATTGAAGTTGAAATAGTTGGCTGGTCAAGAGATCTTGTGTCTTATTCTATTGATTACAGAGTATTTATTGGTGACACCTCATCCAAATCAAACGAACCCTGGAAACAATTAGACCAATTAGTCCATGAGACTTGGAATAGAAACGGGATTGATATCCCATTAAAATTACTTGCAGTTGATAGCGGTTATAGAACACAGGTTGTTTATTCATGGGTGCGGAGATATCACATATTGCAAGTCATAGCTGTAAAAGGAAACAACAACTCACCTGTTATGGTTAACCAACCTAGATCAGTTGATGTAATGAGGAACGGAAAAAGAGTTAAAACAGGATTGAAACTATTTTCCATAGGTGTTAATTTAATCAAGACTGAATTGTATGGTTTCTTAAGATTAGAGAGAGACGATCCAGACGGCGGGGACCCATTTGGATATTGTCATTTTCCAGAATATGACCAGGAATATTTTAAGCAATTGACGTCGGAGCAAATTAGGGTCAAGATAGTAAAAGGGTATAAAAAATATGAATGGGAAAAAATGCGAGATAGAAACGAGGCCCTTGACTGTAGAGTATACGCACGCGCAGCAGCGTCAGTTATTGGCGTTGACAGATATAAAGATAAGCACTGGACCGAGCTCGAAAACAAAACAAAAGCAAAAAAAACCTTGAAAAATAATAAAAATGTGGAAAAATCTGTAAAAAAACATAAAATAAAAAGAAGAAAATCAAAATTTTTATAAAGAGGTGTTATATTGAGTACCGCGTGGACACAAGAAATGTTGACCGCTCTTGAGGAAGCTATCGCAAAAGGTGTATTGATAGTTAAATATCAAGATAAAGAGATCCGTTACCGCACAGTTGATGAGATGTTTAAAATTAGAAATGAGATGAAAAAAGCCTTGGGTCTTGTTAACAAAGGTGATAGATTGCGGGTCAAGACTTATAAAGGATTATGTTAAATGCAAAAAGACAAAATTAAGTTGAGTTGGTTTGATAATCTGATCGGTGCAATCTCTCCTAAAGCAAAATTAAGACGAATGAAATATAAATACGTTGGCGATCTATTCCAAAGAAAATACGAGGGAGCAAGTAAGGGACGACGCACAGAGGGTTGGTGTACTGCAACCAATAAAGACGCCAATGCAGAGATTTCACCTTCATTATCAACTTTAAGAAACCGATCAAGAGATCTTGTAAGAAATAATCCATATGCAACAAGAGGCATTCAAGTCATACAGTCCAACACGGTTGGAAAAGGTATTATTACAGAATTTAAGAACAAAACCAAAGCAAAAGCAAAAATAATTAATGAATTATGGAGGGCGTGGGCTCATTCAACTGCGATAGATTATGAAGGCAGACACAATATATTTGGATTACAAAATATTGTAATGAGATCTATTGCAGAGAGTGGAGAGATACTAGTCAGACTTCGCAGAGTCCCCAAACAAAAAGTAATGAGCGCAGAGGGTGTTGAAATTGAGATTCCACCTATCCAAATCCAACTTTTAGAGTCAGATCACTTAATTAATTCAGATACACTAATAAAAAAAGAAGATGCCAACTCAGTTGTGCAAGGTATTGAATTTGATTCAAGCGGGAAACGAGTTGCGTATCATCTTTATAAACAACATCCAGGTTCAATCAATACTTTTTCAAGAAACTCTTATGATACCGTAAGAATTACAGCAAATGATCTTGCACATTGTTTTAGAGAAGATCGTCCAGGTCAAGCAAGAGGAGTTCCTTGGGTTTCAAACGTTATGATCAGACTTAGAGACTTTGACGAATACGAAGACGCTCAACTTATCAGACAAAAAATAGCTGCGATGTTTACAGCATTTATTCATGATTTAAATGGCGTTGATTCAGATCTTACAGAAGAGGAAAAAGAAACAGAACTAGGCGAGAAAATGGAACCTGGTACAATTGAAATATTACCACCTGGCAAAGATATCACACTTGCAACCCCACCTATTCTAGAAAATTATAGAGAATATACAAATACAGTTTTACATTCTATTGCAGCTGGTTTGGGAATTTCATTTGAAGCATTAACAGGCGATTTAAGCGAGGTTAATTTTTCAAGTGCAAGAATGGGCAAACTTGAGATGTGGAGAAACGTAGATTTCTGGCAACATGGAATTATAATTCCACAATTTATGAAACCTGTGGTAAACTGGTTTTTAATTGGTACTGAGTTGCTTGGTATCGGAACCGAAAACACACAAACCGTTTTCACACCTCCTAAACGTGAAATGGTTGACCCAACTAAGGAAGTACCCGCATTGCAAAAAGCGATTAGAAGCGGATTAATGACATATAGTGAAGCAATAAGGCAAACAGGGAATGACCCCGACAAACAGCTATTAGAATACAAAGAGGATAAAGACAAATTTGACAAATTAGGATTGACCCTAGATATTGATGCTGCAAAAGTGCCGAAAGTTCCAACTGTTTAATAAGAGAAAATTATCTTAACAGATATTTTTCTTTTAGTTGTATTAACTGTGAAAGCGAGGCTATTTATGGATACCGTCCAAACTGCAAAATTGGGAATGCAATTCCGCAAAGCAAACGTAAAAGCAAAAACATTTGACAAAGAAAAAAGAACCGTTGAGGTTGTATTTTCAAAAGGCACGCGTATTAAAAGGCGTGGTTGGTTTACAGATGATTATTATGAAGAGTTAGCACTGAAACCAGAAAATGTAAGACTTGATAGGTTAAACAATGGCGCACCTTTTCTTAATAACCATTCGTCTTGGGCATTAAGCGACGCACTTGGAGTAATTGAAAGCGCAGAGGTTGACGGGAAACAAGGCACAGCAAAAATAAGATTCTCAGAGAGAGAAGACATTCAAGATACAATAAGAGATATTGAAAACGGAATTATTCAAAATGTAAGTGTTGGATATGTGGTCCATGCTTTTGAGGAAAAAGAAGCAAAAGACGGACTTAAGATATATCGCGCAACTGATTGGGAACCTTACGAGGTGAGCGCTGTTTTAATGCCAGCTGATGCAAAGGCGAAAATCAGAAGCGAGGAATTAGAAAATGTTTGTACAAAAATTTATAAAAGGACTTTAGAAGAAAAAGGAGGCGAAACTATGGCCGAACCAAAAAAGACAGACAAAGGGACTGATCCTATTGTTGATCCTAAGGAATTGGAAAAACAAAAACAAGAGAGGGACGCAATGAAAGAAAATGAAATCAAAAAAGAGGCTGTAAAGGCCGAAAAAGAGAGACAAGCAGGTATCAGGCACGCCGTTGATGCAGTTGGTCTTGAGGCAGCTTTTGCAACAGATCTAATTGACAAAGATGTTGTATTGGACGAGGCAAGAAAACAAATCATTGATAAAGCAGCAGAGATTGACAAAACAAAAGAAACAATTCAAGTTATCAATGAGCCTAACAAGGCAGAGCACAGAAAAGACGGCATGACAAACGCTCTATTGCATAGAGTGAACCCAAGAATAACTGAACTTTCAGATCATGGAAAACAATATCGTCACATGAATCTTATGGAAATGGCAAGAGAAACACTTGAGGCAAATGGTATTGATACAAGAGGTTGGTCAAAACCAAAACTAGCAAAACAGGCTTTGCTTTCAAGATCTTATCATTCAATTTCAGATTTCCCAGAGATTCTTGCAGACGCAATTAATAAGACTTTGAGAAAAGCATATGATGAGGCACCTCAAACATTTATGCCTTTTACAGAGCAAGTACAGGTTGCAGACTTCAAACAAATCTCTAGAACTGCATTAGGAGACGCACCTAGTCTTTTAGAACTTGAAGAAAATGCAGAAATTAAAAGAGGATCAATTGGTGAAGAGGCCGAAAAATATAACGTAAAAGATTACGCACGTATGATCGGTATTTCAAGAAAAATAATTATTAATGATGACCTGAACGCATTCAGCAAATTGCCTATGAAATTTGGACGCGCTGCAAGAGATCTTGAATCAGATCTTGCATGGGCAATCATAGTTGATAATGCTGCAATGGCAGACGGAGTTGCTCTTTTTCATGCAGACCATGGCAACTTAGCAGGTTCGGGCGCAGTTCCAAGTGACACAACTCTAAGCGCAGGCCGACAAGCAATGCGTGATCAAGTTGGCATCAATGGAGCAATCTTGAATCTTTGGCCTTTTTATATAGCTGGTCCAACATCTTTAGAGACAACAATTGAGAAACTTTTAACATCAATTCAACCAAACGAATCAGGCAAAGTTAATGCTTTCGCTCCAGGTGGTAACACTCCACTTCAAGGAATAATTGAACCAAGACTTGCTGGTAACGTTTGGTATCTATTCACAGAACTTGCCAAAACAGATATGGTTGAAATGGCATTTCTTGAAGGTCAAGGTATGGCTCCTGTTATTGATACTAAAGAGGGTTGGGACATTCTTGGTCTTGAAATGCGCGTATTACATACAGTCGGAGCTAAGGCTCTTGATCATAGAGGTATGTATAAGAACCCAGGCGCATAGTAAATAGTTATTAAAAAAATAAGATAAGGGGTTTTATTATGAAAAATTTTTATCAAGAAGGAAAAGCACTTGATTTTGTAGCAGGTGCCGATTATGAAAGTGGTGATGTTGTACAATTGGCAAACATTATTGGTATAGTTAAAAACGATGTTCTTACAGGAGCCAACGGAGTTGCAAATCTTGCGGGAGTTGTTAACGTCGTTAAAGCTGCTGGTACAGCGTGGGCTATTGGCGATATCCTTTATTGGGATTCAGGTGCGAGTGATTTTACGGAAACAAGCGGTGGTAATACATTTGCAGGTTATGCAGCAGCAGTTGCTGACACCGCAGACGTAGCGGGCCGACTTTTGTTATGGCCTTCAGGTGGATTGTCAGCAGCAGGCGTTGCAGCAGTTATTGCAGCCTTGGGCTCAACTGCCGATCTTACAGCGTTAGTTATTGCAGCAACTACTTTGAGTGATCTTTCAACAAGTGATACCTATACAGATGCTGCTTTGAACGCAATATTTGCAGAGGTTGAAACTGCTTTTGATCTTAAGTCAGACAATGCAGATGTTGAGACACTAAGAACAGAGGTTGAGGCAAGACTTGACGATATTGAGGCAAAAATTGACGCTATTCTAGTATCATTAAAAAATGCTGGATTAATGGCAACATAAGGAAAATTTATGCCAACTGATTTCAAACATCATGGAAACGATATTTTAGAATGTGCAAAGTTTGCATTTGGTGAACACGACGAGCCTGTTATCTATAAACCGATAACAGGCGGATCGTATGATATAGTTGGAATATTTGATAATCAATTTGAGCAAGTGGATCCTGATACAGAGAGGGTTGTTGCAGGCAATCAAGTCACGTTGGGAATTAAACTTAATGACTTGGCAAAAAAGCCACAGAAAAAAGACGTGGTTATTGTAAGAGATATAAGATATAGGGTAATTGATTCACAAGAGGACGGAGTTGCAGGCGCGATTCTCTTCTTGCATAAGGTGGATGTTGATGCATAAACGGGCTTTGATTAGAAAAAAGATAAAAGAGATTTTGCTTAAGAAAACATTGGCAGGGTCAAAAGTTTATCTTAATCAAGCAATGCCCACATGGGTTGAAGAGTTGCCAGTTATTCTTATATACACTAGGAGTGAACCTGCTGAAAAGTTTAACCAGTCTCCAAGAGAATTAAGACGTGATTTGCAAGTCGCAATTGAAATAATTTCAAAAGGCACAGAGGACGCCCTTTCAGAAGACGGACCACAAACTCAAGACATAATCGACGCGATTGCAGAAACAGTTGAAGACGAAATGTCAAGAGACGAAACTCTAGGAGAGTTAGTTGAAGACAGTATTTTATCTGATACTGAGTTTGATTATGAAGACAAAGGCGCAAACCTTATAGGGTCTGCAAGGTTGATTTACACTGTGACTTATATACAAGCATCTCCAAAAGATCGAAGTCTTCAACCAGATATGGGAGATTTTGAAAAACTTAATGGAGATTGGGACTTAGGTCCAGAACCAGGCGGAGACAAAGAGGCAAGCGACGAAATTGATATTCCACAATAAGGAGTTTTTTTATGAGGACATTGAAAATAAGATTAGTTGAAAACAGAAATGTCATACATCCAGACACATATAAAAAACTTGTACCAGATAAAACTTACACAGTTCCAGGTGTTCAATACTGGCTAAAGCGAATTGTTTTAGGCGATATTGTAGAGTACAAAGAAATTAAAAAGGCAAAACCAAAATTAAAAACAAAAAAACAAAAAACAAAAAAAGAACCCTTAAAGGTTGAAGTTGAAAAAGAAAATAATTCAAAAGAAATGGGGGATTAAATGATTTCTTTTAATTCAATTCCAAGTAACGCAAGGGTGCCTTTCATGTTTGTAGAGTTTGATACTTCCAAAGCTCAACAGGGTCCCTCATTAAAAGAGTTTAAGGCCCTTTTGATCGGTAACAAACTTGCAGCAGGAACAAAATCAGAGGACGAAGTATTCAGTGTGACAACTGGATCAGTTCTTGCGAAAATGGCAGAGGCATTTTTGAAAGACAACAAGGTCACAAGCCTTAGTTGTATTGCATTAGACGACGACGGCGCGGGCGTTTTAGCATCAGGCTCAATTGCTTATGCTGGACCAGCAACAGCAGCAGGTATAGTGAGCGCAATGATTGGCGGGACTCGTTATAGAATCGCAGTTGCATCAGCTGACACAGATGAGGTAATAGTTGCAGCGCTAGTTGATGAGATTCAAGACGATCCAAACAGAGTTGTTGACGTTTCTATTAATGGTGGCGATGCCAAAATCATGGATATAGATGCAAGAAATGACGGTGAGTTCGGAAACGAAATTGATATTCGTCATAATTATTATGTGGGCGAAGAGTTACCCGCAGGCATAACCGCCGTAACTACTGCAATGAGTAGTGGCGCAGGCAATCCAGATATATCAACATCAATTGTGGCAATAGGCGAGGAACAATACGACGTTATTGCAATGCCTTATGCGGATGCTGCAAATCTTTTGGCAATGGAAACAGAACTTGAAGATCGTTGGGGACCAATCCGACAAAATGACGGGCGAGTTTTTATTGCAAAACGTGATAGTCACTCAGACCTATTAACATTCGGTGGGCTTAGAAATAGTGCTCAAAGTTCTGTAATGGGAATGTCAGGTCCAAGTAATCCATGGGAATGGGCCGCAAATATTGCAGGCGTAGTTGCTCTCAATGGGCAAATTGACCCCGCAAGACCTTTTCAGACACTTGATTTAAATCATATTTACTTTCAATGAAAGAGATCTTTTACTTAAAGGCGGAATTTCAAGTTTTAATGTGGTAAGCGGTCAAGTAAAGATTGAGCGAATGATCACTACATTCCAAGAAGATTCTTTTGGAAACCCATCAACTGCATTACTTGATGTGAATTCAGTTATGACATTATCTTATCTTAGATACGATTTTAAAGTAACATTTCAAGCAAAATATCCACGTCATAAATTGGCAAATGATGGGACTAACTTTGCACCTGGTCAAGCAGTTATCACTCCAAAGATTGCAAAAGCAGAATGTATTGCAATTTTTAGGGGTTGGGAGTCACTTGCATTGGTTGAAGGTATTGATCAATTCAAGAGAGATTTGATAGTTGAGAGAAACGTATCAGATCCAAACAGACTTGATTTCTTGCTTCCACCTGATTTAGTCAATCAGTTTAGAATCGGTGCGGCGCAAATTGCGTTCTTATTATAACAGGGGGTTAGCATGGAACGACGTTTAGGTGGAATAATTTTCATTAAAGTAAATAGTAAGGGATTCAACGCAAAAGGTGAATTTACTTACAACATAGGCGCACCAAAACGAGAGGGAATTGTAGGGTCTGACAATGTACACGGTTACAAAGAGACACCACAAATACCTTACATTGAAGGTGCAATCACAGATACCTCAGAACTTGACCTTGAAAGTTTTGTCAAGATTAAAGACGCAACAGTCACACTTGAATTATCAAATGGCAAGGTTATCGTATTACGTGAGGCATGGTTTGCAGCTGACGGAAACGTGACCACAGAAGAGGGTGAGATTGAGTGTCGCTTTGAAGGCATGAAGGGCGAAGAGGTAGCATAAATTAAATTAGGAGTGAACCAATGAACGAGAAGACAAAGAAGTCAGAGAAAAAAGAAAACAATAGAGAAGTTATTGTTAAGTTAGAGTATCATGTTGAGTGGGGGTCTGAGATGATTGAAGAAATCACACTCAGACGTCCCCTTGCTGGGGACATTGAACATTTAAGTGACAAACCTACAATGAAAGAATTGTTGATTGTTGCATCAAAGTGCTCTCAGCATCCACCTGCATTAATAAAAAGAATAGACGCAAAAGACGCATTAAAATTAGTGGAGGTAATTGGTGATTTTTTGGGAAGTGGCCTAGAGACTGGCGACAAGGATTGGTAGTTATCGCAGCTACTTTTTATTGGTCTCCTAGTGAGTTAAAAAAATTAGACGATCTTGATTTTGAGTTTTGGTATGATGCTGCAAATAAAGTGAATAAGAAGAAATAAGCGGGGTTGGAATGCCAGCAAAAAATAATATGCCTCTTAATTTTACACTAAGAGCAGTTGACAAGATTGGTAAAACTCTTGATAAGGTTCGAAGTAAGTTTCCACAACTTGGAAAAGCAGTAAGAAGATTACAAACAAGGTTTACTCTATTAAAAGCCAAGACAGAGGCGTTCCGCAAATCCATGAAAAAAATGGGCGGAAACATGAAACGTGTTGGTAAGAGCATGACCGCATCTCTTACACTTCCCATTGGACTTGCGGGTGCGAAAATTATTAGCACCGCAGTTGACTTTCAAAAATCAATGAATCGTGTTGGCGCATTAACTAGAACAATTATTCAAGGAAAAGTAGCACCTGCATTTAAGGCACTTGAAGAACAAGCAAAAACTTTAGGTTCAACCACTGCATTTAGTGCAAGAGAAGTTGCAGACGCAATGGGATTTTTGGCGCAAGCAGGTTTCAAAACAGACGAAATAATGCAATCAATTGGATCAACTTTAAATCTTGCAGCTGCAAGTAATACTGATCTTGCAAGGACCGCCGATATTGCATCAAATATTATGGGCGCATTTAAGATTGAAGCAAAAGATATGAGTAGGGTTGCAGACGTTTTGTCTTTAACAACTGCAAGCGCAAATGTTGATATGGAGATGTTGGCCGAATCAATGAAAGACGCAGCACCAATTGCAAAACAATTCGGAGCAAGTCTTGAAGAGACCGCAGCCTTAACAGGTATGCTTGGAAACATTGGTATTCAAGGAAGCAAAGCAGGCACAACTTTAAAAGCAATGTTTACAAGATTATCCGCTCCAACTCCAAAAGCAAATAAACTACTTAAAAAATTAGGATTGACTATCAGAAAAGAGGGGACCACAGAATTAAAATCAATGTCAGATATCTTAAGTGAGTTAGCACCAAAACTTAAAAACTTGCCAAAAGATACAAACCTTGCAGTATTAAGTGAATTATTTGGGTTAAGAGGTATTGCTGGAGGTGCCGAATTAGTTTCTCAAGCATTTGAAAAAGGCAAAGATCCAATAGGAACATTTACAGAAATATTACAGAAATCACAAGGTACAGCGCAAGATATGGCGAACACTCTTATGAGAGGCGCACCTGGAGCAATCAAAAGATTTGTATCGGCATTTGAAGGCGCAGCGTTGGCCATTGCTGATAGTGGGTTGTTGGAATTTTTCGCAGACGTTCTTGATGTTATGACAAAGTTTTTTCAAAGAATTAAAAAAACAAGTCCAAGACTTTTAAAATTTATAACTGTTATTGCAGGTATCACAGCTGTCATAGGTCCATTAATAGTTGTTCTTGGAACACTCTTAATTGTCATAGGAGCAATTACTGCTCCTATCTGGATTGTAATAGGAGTCATTGCAGCACTTGCAGCAGTGATTGCAGCCCTGATTATTTGGTGGCAACCTATAAAAGAATTTTTTATGGGTTGGGGTCAATTGATATTTTTATTACTTGGTCCAATAGGTTTACTTGCAGTCGCAGCTATAAATATTATTAAGTATTGGGAACCAATAAAAGCGTTTTTCTCAAGCCTTTGGGCTAACATAGTTGATTCCTTTTCAACTGGAATTAAATCCATATTAAGTCTGATAAAATTATTGCCAGGCGGTGCGTTAATCGGCGGACTTGCTGGAATGATTGGAGGCGTTGAGCCTGGTGGATCATTAGGTGCGAAGGTTGGCGCAGAGGATAAAATAAAAGATATTAGCTCAAACAGATCAATTGAGCGTACAAATAATGCAAACGTTAACGTTGATTTTACAAACCTTCCAAGAGGGACTAAAGTACAATCCGAGTCAGAGGGACCGCTCAACCTTAATCTTGGATTTGCGGGAGCCTTACAATAATGTCAAGTGCATGGTTACAAAAATTCAGACCTGGAAGTTTTAGAGGCGTACCTTTTAAAATTGATTCTCATGAATACAAAGGTGGACGAAGAAAAGTAGATCATGAGTTTCCAAGACGCGAGCAAAACAGATCAGAAGATCTAGGGAAAAAAACAGGAACTTATTCATTAAATCTATTTGTAATAGCAGACGATTATTTCCCAGCAAGAGACGCACTTCAAGACGCGCTTGACAAAGAGGGATCAGGTTTATTAGTACATCCATATCTTGGATCAAAACAAGTTCAATCTGGTCCATATACTTTAAGTGAAAGTGTTTCAGAGGGTCGGATTGCAAGATTTACAGTTGAGTTTTCAGACGCAGGTGAGGCTCTTTTTCCTGAAAGCGTTGAGGATAATGTACAAAGTGGAAAAGATAATGCTGATGATACTATTGATAAGTCCAAAGGATTTTTTGAAAGTGCATTGGATGTGGCAAATCAACCAGCATTTTTAGTTAATTCAGCAGCTGACGCGATGAGCGATGCAATGGATTTTGTAGAAACAAGTGTTGCAAAAGTCACAGAGCCAGTGACAAATATTACATTTGCAATAAGAAATATAAAAGCACAAATGAATAGACTTATAAGATTGCCAGGGGAACTTGCAGACCGTGTCGGCGATATTATGGGTTTGCTTTATAGCGAGTTTGATGCTGATGAAAGTGAAAAAATATCTGGTAACATGAATAATCTTTCATATCCAGTTATCACAGGGAACACAAACACAAGAGATTTGCAAAGAGCAAATGAAACTGCAATTGAAAATTTAGTAAAAGAGCAGGCAGTTGCCAATCAATCAAAGGCTGCGCTTGATATCGAATACCCTTCAATTGAAATAGCCACAGAGATTAGAGACAATGTTGCTGGATTAATTGGGGGAAGGTTAGAACTTATTGAAGACGACGATCTATTTCAGTCAGCAAAAGATATGCAATCCTCAATTATTAATGCACTACCACCTGTTGACACAGGTGAATTAATAAAGGTTACACCCAAACAAACAACACCTGCATTGATTCTTGCACATGATCTTTTCCAAGATCTTGACAAAGAGCAAGAAATAATTGACGAAAACAATATTGAACACCCTGGATTTGTAGAGGGCGGGACTGAAATAGAGGTAAGTAGTGACTAATACTTTTCAACCCACTCAAAAAGGCAAGGTCATACCAAATGACATATCTGTATTCCTTGACGGAAAAGCCTTCCATGGGTTTGAAAACATTACAATTTCTAAAAGCCTTGATTCTATTTGCAATTCATTTTCCATGACTCTTGACGATAGATTCAACGTTTCACGTGAAACATGGCCATTGGTCCCAGGTGTAAGGGTCAATATTAAGATTGGAAAACAAAATGTATTTACAGGCAGAATTGAGCAATTAAATACTGGTTTTAGTGCTGATAATAGAAACTATACAGTCTCAGGGAGGTCATTGCCAGGTGATTTGGTGGACGCTGTTGTGACTGATAAGTTTGAATATAACAATATTAATCTTGATGATTTGGCAGAGCAATTAGTTGCACCCTTTGGATTACAGGTCTTTTTATCAGTTGTACCAGATAAGATTGATAGATTTGCAATAAAGCCTGGAGAAACAGTTTTTGAGTCCCTTGATCGTGCTGCAAGGACACAAGGGTTTCTTTGGATCTCAACAAGGGCTGGTAATATAAGATTGACAAGGGCTGCAAGGGCAAGGGCATATTCAGAACTGCATGAAGATCATAATATTAAATCAGCAAACTTAAGCATTGACACAACCAAAAGACACAATGAGTATATTGTTAAAGGTCAAACATTTGGATCAGACATATTTAATGGAATAAATGCAAGCGAACCAGAGGGCAAGGCATACGATAGGGGAATAAATCGTCACAGGCCATTGATAGTTATAGCAGAGGGCGCAGTTGATACAAAAAAAGCCAAAGAACGGGCGCAATGGGAAGCAACTGTAAGAGCAGCGCAAGGAATGAATGTAAGTGTTGTTACTCAAGGTTGGGTTCAAGGTGACAATAGTCTATGGGGAATTAATCAAATTGTAAGACTTAAATCAAGATTTCTTGGATTAAATAAAGATTTATTAACTGAAACAGTGGAACACTCTTTGACAATCGGAGGCGGAACCACAACAAGTATGGGATTAATAAGAGCGGATAGTTATACACCTCAACCAGAGATTCCAGCAGAGGACGATCCACTCTCAGATTTGGGACCAAATTTTTAATGAGTAAATTAAGTCAACTAAAACAATTAAGAGATATCATTAGGAAGGTTGTAGAGCCTTTAAGAAATAGGGTTATGATGATTGTCGCTAGGGGTGTATTAGAATCAATCAAAGATAGTACAGGAATACAATCAGCAAAGATTAATTTACTTGCAGGTGAGTCAAGAGATAATGTTGAGAGATTCCAGCAGTACGGTTTTACTTCTTATCCAAAATTAGGTGCGGAGGTTGTAACAATATTCCAAGGCGGAAACCGTGAGTCAGGAATAATAATAAATATAGATGATAGA